GGGTGAGTTAATTTATAAATATAATTTGCTTAATAGTACAACTACGGAATGTTTCGTTTACGATGATAAGAAATACGATAATCAGTTTAAGCGTTCGATTAATTCATTCAAATTTAAACGAGCAAATGGACGTGAAGACATTGATTCTGCAAGTCAAAGACTTCTTAAACCATCTGATTTGAATTCGAAATATGTAATTCCAAAAGATTTCAAAAAGTTTCGAATAAACCAGGAGCGAAAAGGCAATTTTGACTTGAAATGTATAATAAATCGATGGAATAAGTACGTTTTATTAAGAACGAATGCCCCAACATACACCTCTTATTTTAACCGGTCGTTTAAAGTGTATTATGACACGTCGTTAAAAAGACAAAATAATAGTAATACAAACCCAAGGTATAAACAAATTACAAAAACATTTGAAAAAAAAGAATTTAGGTATTGGAAATTAGTTATCGAATTTGTTGATAGGGTAAATCAGCGATATTTATCTAATACAAAATGTAATGTTAAATTGGTCCGCGTAGCGGACCGGGGCGAAGCCGGAGGCGACAAGACAACAACTGAACTTATTGATATCGGTCAAGTAAATATTGAATTAGAACATATTATAAGAGATGTATTGACTTTTACATTTTAATTGTTTTTAGTATATTAATTTAAAAAGAAGTTGAAAAACATAAAGTTACTGTCTTAGCATTTCTATTTCATGAAAGATTAAATAACATCTAAAGATTTATTTTAATCTCGTCAATTTTCTTTTTCTTTTTCTTTGATTTTTTTGTGTCTACTTCGCTATCACTGCTGTCTGTGTAGGAGTGTTCAAGTAAAGGCAAATTCGGCATGAGTCTTTTATGATTATTAGTATTATTATTATTATTTGACTTCTTTCGTTTTTTCATCGGCGGCTTCGCCGCCCTGTGCGGCTTCGTGGACGGTGTCCGCGTAGCGGACCCTTTCAGATAGACTGTCCAAAAATAATCACAGTTTTTCGATATAATGTAATCGAACGGCATAAAGAAAAAACCATCAATTTTCCACGTAGCTCCCCAACTATTTCTAATTAAAAAACACCTTTTTTGTTCAGAGTACCCAACGCAAATTCCTGTTTGAATACCTAGACGCTTTTCTTTTGTTTTTGGCATGGGCATTACCCCATCATTGTTCCATTTAAATACGTCAAAGAATGATTCATAAATGGCATATCCAAAAATAATCGGTCTTTTCAACGACACTAAGCACGCCTTAAAATAATCCAAATTCCGTGGTACTTTTTTAAATGACAACTTGTTTTTAAATCTTAGATTATTGTATTTTTCCTTAAATACTCTTTCAAATTGATTAATAGGATATTGGTTTTCCATTATGGTTCCATGTTGATTAACTTGTTTTAAAGTACCTCGTATACCTAAACCCTTACCAAGGAAGTGTATAAACATATAACAAGGCTTTGTTACACCTTTGTGACCACCCATTTTATTCTGTTCATATACAATAATATCGGAAATACAAATGGCAGTTGAAGTATTAAACACACCTTGGTCTCTAACGGGTGAAAATAACTTTGAAATATTTACTTCTTTTTTATTTTCAACGTCTTTTAAATCTTCTTTTGAAATATATAACCGTTTATCGTTGTGATCATAATGTTCGGGGATGCAACCGTATCCTCTCTTTTTATTTTGATTATGAATTTGTTCTGTTGATGAAGTAGTTCCCATTTTAAAGTGTGTTTATTAGACACTAATAATTTTGTTTCAATTTAAAAACTTAAAATAGTGATTTAAAAAATATAATGAGCGGTTTCAAAATCACAAACGAAGACGACATTTCAAACTTTAACTTAGAAACGTCCAAAAAATCAAACTTTCTAATTCAAGAAGAAAGCGAAGAAGAATCAAAAGATCAATCGGCGGCTTCGCCGCCTCCTACGGAGCCTGCTTCACCAGCTCCTTCAATTGCCGATGATGAATCGGATAATTCAGAACCTGAAATGATCCATCGAGAATCGGCGAACCTCTTCGGGGGGTCAACCCCTTCGGGGGGTCACACTGCCCCTACGAGGACCACGGAGCGGACAAAAGACATAGGAAGTTCATTAAGACAACAGAAAATTAGAAATACAGCGGAACAATATGGGTTATATATGAATCCAGAAAAACATAAACCACCAACTTTTGGAAATGATTCCGAACCAGACCTTTTTGGAGATTCGCAACGTCGAGCATCATCGTTTTCATCTTATCGTGGTGATGAAAATGGGGAACGAAGAAACTCAATACAATCTGATGATTTTGAAATCGAATCAGAAGCATCAAAAAACAGAAGAAGGAGTACGCGAAGAAGTACGCAAAGTACACACCGCGGAACAACTAAAAAACGTCGTTCTGAAACAGAAATACATTTTAGAAAAAAGGAATTATTACGCGAACTACAAGAATTAGAATCAAAGGGATACAAATTGTTTAACGATTATAATATCCGAAGTAAATTAGAAGATTTAGAAAACGAAGTCAAGTTGGGTCAGCGTTATTTTGAAGTATCGAGTTTACGAAATTTAGGTAAATCTGGGTTCTTTACGGCTGTTTCATTAATCGAGCGAAGTACTGAAATATTTAATCCAATGAATTTAAAGTTAAATGGATTATATACCCAAACGTTAACAAGTAAAGATATAATTGAGCATGAAATCGGAGCCATCGTTAAGAAATGGGTCGGTGAAGAGGAAGGCGTGCTCCCACCCGAGATAAAGTTATTGTTTATCTTGTTGGGAACAATCTTTATGACACATTTTTCAAATCATTTTTCAAATCATTTAGCAGATAAACTAACAAACCCAGATACATTGAATAAATTTAATCCAGATACATTAGGTAAATTATTTTCATTTTTACCAACCATGACAAGTCTATTTTCGGGCACCACAGGAGGCACCACAGGAGGCACCACAGGAGGCACCACAGGAGGCACCGCAGGAGGCGCCGCAGGCGCCCCAAGCCCCATGGGAACATCGCCCACCTCCTTCGGCGCGGTTCCATCCACGGTCCCCTCCGGGGACCTAAGACCACCACCGCAAACAAGTTCGGATATTGATGAATTATTTTCAAGATTAATGCCGGGTGGTGGAACACCACAAATGAACCCAAATCCGATGGCGTCGATGATGCCACAACCAACAAGGCAAGTTGGGATACAGCGTGAGGGGAGTAAAGAAATAGACGATTCGAAACGTTTTGTTGAATATCCTTCGTCTGAATCAGGTGCTTCTTCAATTTTTTCTGATTCACACCGCTCCGCGGCGGACTCCTTCGGAGGTACAGGTTCAAATACACTGACTATTAAAACAAAAAAGGCGCCAAGGCGAAGAAGCCGAAAAAAATCAACAAAGAAAACGTTAAATATATTTTAATTGCATTGATTAACCAAAAAAAATGTTTAAACGATTTTTAGGGATATTATTTGGACTTTTTATTCATCAATCGAGTTCTTATCGATATTTAACTTCTGAACCTGAAACTGGAACAGTGTTTCGATACGCTGCTCCTGAAGGAGTCGTAATAGAATGTTTAAATTTACAACCTGTTGGAAATCAATGTCCAATTGATCAAGACTTAGTACTTACCCGATATATGAAAGGAAATCAAAAAACATCAAAATACAAAAATAAGTATTTATGTACTTCATTTGTTCAATCAGATAATAAATGTTCGATTACTTATGGTCCAAATGGGGAAATTGATGGTATGATTGTTGAAGATTTTAAAGTAAAATCATTCTCTATTCAAGATGATGAGTTTGAAATGATGGAGGATGAACAGATATTCGATTGTGGATTTGACGATGTTCTTAATGTTCGTAATGTTCGTAATACTAATTTAATTGCCAAAAATACAAATGAGTACGGATTTCCGCGTTTGTGGGAAAACTGTTATCCAGGTATCAATAATTCGTTGCCAAATGAGTTTTCAATGGGTATCGTTTTAGCAAGTTCACTCATTCGTCGATTTGATAATGATATTGATAAAGCGGTAAAATATACAGAGTCATTACTTGTTCGAACAAATTCAGCTTTTATCCGTCAATTAAATATAAAATTGATGTTAAAACACATTGTTGTTGTTGATGGAGATGCGGGTGAACAACACGATTGGGATACAGAGGATTGTAATAATTCAATATTTGAATCATTTGATAAGTTTCGTAAGTATAAGAAACCATCAAATCAGGGATTGTGGCATTTAATTGATTCTTGTTATCGTGCTGGTAATGCGATTGGTGTTGCTTTTTCAGGTGTAATATGTAGTACTACTGTTAACGTTGGTATGACACAAGCACCAGTTAGAGTGAATAATTGGATCACATTTGCACACGAAGTAGGTCATAATTTCGGAGCAGGTCATACGTTTGAAGAGGGGCAAGGTAAAACTGGGGGAATTATGGATTATGGTTCAGGATTATTAAACAATGAGTATCAATTCAATCGAAAATATAGATACGATGAATTTTGTATCAAAATTACAAATAGTATTGACCGTTGTAAAGAACATTTTATTATGTCTGAACCAGCTTCAGAACCTAAAACGTGTGGGAATGGTAAACTTGATTCATTTGAAGAATGTGATTGCCCAAAACCCGGACAAAAGGAATGTAAATGTTGTAAAAATTGTAAATTGAAAGAACAAGCCCAATGTGTACCTTATTTTAGCAATGAGTGTTGCAATACAGAATGTAAATTCGAATATACGGATAAAATATGTACTTATGGAGATGAGAATAGTCTTGGACATTGTAGAAACGGATTTTGTGAAAGAAATAACTGTGATGGAAGACGCATAGGTAAATTTTGTGGAACACACGAAGATAATAAATGTAAAATTAAGTGCATGATATTATTACACGATCGTAGTCGTCGTTGTGATCGAATGGATGGTTGGTATGATTCATTACGTAATCCAATTAACAATATTCGTGATGGTGCTTATTGTGGAGAAAACGCTATTTGTCAAAAGGGTATATGTCTTGAAGAAGGTGTTACCTTTGCACCCACACCTTCAACACTATTCCCAACACCGTTTCCGACCAGGTTTCCAACACCGTTTCCGACCCGATTTCCAACACCGTTTCCGACCAGGTTTCCAACACCGTTTCCGACAACTTGTAATACATTCGAGTGTCCAGAACATTCGGTTCCCAAAAACAAAAAATGTATTACCAAAATCAGTCATTGTAAATGCGAACGAGGATACAAGATAAACAAAAAGAAAAAATTATGTGAGAATTGTGATAAAATAAAATGTCCAGAACACTCTGTTCCCAAAGAGAATAAACAATGTATTAAAAAAGCGTCCCATTGTAGATGCGATGAAGGCTTTGTACTCAAACGCGGCAAATGTGTTCCGAGAACAATTTAAAAACAAAAATATAAATAAAATAAAACAAAACAAAACAACAATGAACGTACTATCATTTGAAGACATTTGTCGGATACATGTCCAAAACCAAATAAATAATCTGACGCGAAATATCCAAAACGATGAAGAACGTAATGAAGAACGTAATAATTTATTGGCGGATACTAACGACTGGTTTAGCTTTACCAGATCTGAACCCCGACCTAATTCAAGTACAACAAGGTTTGATGTCTTGCGGGATGAAGAAGAAATCGAAGAACTTCTGTTTGACCTCCATGAAGAGGACGATTCAGATGAAGCAGAAGAAGAAAAAGACCGAGCAGTGGACGAAGCGACTAAAAAAGACAATCATGAATGTTCTATATGCTTGGAAAATCGTGAAAAATATTATACATTAATTCCGTGTGGGCATGTACTCTGTTCTGATTGTATTCATCAGATAAAAAAATCAAAGAAAAAGAATAAATGTTTTATTTGTAGAGGAAAAGTAAAAAAGATATTTCGTATTTATTTATGAAGATTATTGTGTATTAAACCAATTAAAGGATTGTTCGATATGGATTCGGTCTCTTCCTGTTTTGATTGATTCAACACCTGATAAAGATGTTCCCGCCGCGGGACCCCCTGGACGATTGAGAGACCTGTAACATTTAAATGACATGGCACTTTTCGGTGGCACATTAGTATCCATCCACGGACGTCGATTCACTGAACCCTTTGGGTCCACCGCCCCGTAGGGGCGGTGTGAAACTGAAAGTTCCGCCGCCCCGTAGGGGCGGTGTGCGCGCCCCGTAGGGGCGCTTGTAAAATGTTCTCGCTGTTTTGTGATAAAACAACAACCCATAATTATGATTAAAAAGATTACAACAATTACAACGATTGTTAATATGTAAAATTGATGTTCCGATACCATTATTTATTATTGCGAATAAAATTTTCTATCTCTTTGGTGATCGATTTTAATTCTGGGACAGTATTGACCAAATTTGTGATAAAACGTTCATTGTCATCAAAATCTTTTTCGTGATTTCCTTCTTCGCGATAAGTAATGTGATTGCACATTGTATGTGCAAGTTCGTGTAATAATAAATTTTTTAAATAAGACCAAGGTTTTAATTCCCCTGTTTTCTTTGTGCGGAGTGTAAGCATTACGTGCCGATATGTTGCGCGGTACCAATTGTCTTTTTTAAATACATTATTTGTTTTGTATAATTTTATAATTTCCTTTGGTTTATTTATTCCGTGAAATGAGTTATGGTGACATTCTTGGACTGTATGTGGTGTATCGATAAATACTTGACAAGCAGATATATATTTCTTTTCAATTTGTTTATTCAATAACGCGTTGTGTAAATAACGTTGTATTGATTGTATTAATTTATCGATTAAAAATAAAATAGCAATTGTTTCATTCATATTATCTTGACGAAATGTGTGAACTTTATAATAAACATTTCGAACACCAAAACTAGATAAAGGGATATATTTATAACCATTGTCTTCTTGTATATCCCATTTATTTCTGGTTTGTTCGTTTTTTTTTATTGTTGTTGGAACACCTTTTTTCAGTCCAAAGCCAAAAAAAGACATTGTGTTTAATTTTAATTATAATGATTATTATTAAAATTTATAATTCTGTTTGAAGATGTTTTTCTAGTATATCAACAACATTTGTTACTTGTTCGTTTACGTTTATTGTCTTAGTTAAATTATAACATTTTTTATTCTTGTTCTTTACGTTTAGTGTATCCATTATATTACTAAATAGAGTAAATTCGTCTTCATTGTATTTTTGAATTAATTCAGTAATTTTATTCATACGTTTGTTTAATTCAATATCCTTACATTTTTCTTTAAAACAATGTATGAAAAACTTATAATCACGAACAAAAGAATCACATTCACCAAATGTATCACCATATTTTATTGATTCGCCAAAGTCAAAGGGAATAACAATTAAATTTTGATTATAAATTGTAAATTCTTTATCCCGAATGATATACTTCAAACATTCGATTCGTTTATCTGTTTGGTATAAGAAATTTTCAAAAGATGTATCACAATGAAATATTTTTAATACTCTGTGCAGTATATATATTGATACAAAACATTGTTTTAAGAATTCAAACTTGTTAATATCTTTAAATTCGGGTTTATTAAATATATCAGGAATAGTATTTATTTCTTTTTTTATGTAAAGTATACAAAGGTTTTCTGAATTTATAGAATTAAAAATATATGGTAAATTCGGAATATCCGTTTTTAATTTTATTTCCTTTGCACGTTCTAAGAATGTTCTTTCATCGATAAATTCCTGGATACACGTTTTATTATCGTGATCATAATCTATACTTTTCGCAATAAATTCGTGTCCATTTAAAATAATATTAAAAACTTGACCACCACTTCCTTGTTTTTCGAATTTATTTATATTTATTATGTTATTCTTTATGTTTACTTTTGTTTTATTTTCTAAAATGGCTTTTGATAATAACAACTTATTATCTTTGTTCAGTAAAAAATGTTCAATTTGCAAATTGAAATGGTCATCATCATAATGTATATAATTTCTTAATTTAATTATCTCATTGGGGTTTTTGGATTTTTTTATTTTTTGAATAAAATAGTTTTGTATATCGTTTACTTTTTGAATATTTCCTTGTTCTTGGTATGTCATTTCCCACGCTTTTAAATAATCGTAAAAATCATAAAAATATCGTTCGTACTCTTTCTTCACTTTATCTTCATAATAATAAGAAGGTTTTAAATACACTTTTTTGTTATCACCAACGGGTATATTGTCTAAATTAACTGGTTCACCATCAAAATAATAATTAATGGGCGTCCAGTATTCAATACTATTATTAAATGAAAATAAACCATCATTTGGAATATCATTTTTGATTTTTCCATTAGTAAGAATTCCAAGTCCAGTGTATTCTGGTGTGAGATAATAAGGTTTTGAAGTTTGTATATTTACTAACAATCCTTTCTTTACCAATTGATTAAACTCGTATTCTATTATTTTTGATGTATAATCATTTTCTCTAATTTCGTATATAAAATGTTCGATAATTTTTTCAATTATTTCAAAGGTAATTTTTTCACCTGTAATCACAGAATAAAAATCAGAGAATTCACCAAAAATGAGATTGTACACCAGAACATTTATATGAAACAATAATTCATTATAACCATCTTCAGTAAGATTACCCATAAAATCAACAATAAACGTATATACTTGATTTCTGTCGTGTTCCGTTTTAAATATAAAATTTAAATCTAGAATAAGTGAATCATCTAATAAATAATTTTGTAATTCACCAAGCTCCATTCTTTTTGTCATACGAATATATCGGTTTAATATATCAGAAACTCGTTTATACATATCTTGAATCGTTCTAAAATATACTCGTCCGATAGGTTTAGATATGATTTTTTTACCTTTTGTTTGTTTCCATTTATGAATCCAATTTTCTTCAACCGGGTCTTCCTCGCTTGTCGGGAGTAATTTGTTTATATCTTTTACACAATCGAAAATGTACCGGATAAATTCAATTCTATCTTCTTTACGTTCTAAGTCTAATTTTTGTTTTTTAATGATATCAATCAATATATCTTTTTTGTATTCATTTTCTGCTTCCATATAATGTACATCTTTTTCAAAAGAATCAAAACCTTCTTTTGTTGGCGTAATAATTAATAATTTTCGTTTTGGTATAATTGGTTTAATTGTTACTTGTTTACTACGTCTTTGTTGTTGTCGTTTTAATTTTATTTGTATTTCGTATCTTTTTTCATCCTCGATTTGTTGTTTCATCATTTCTTGAAATTTTTGGGTATTTGCAATTTTCTGTTTTTTTTTATCTTGAATGCCCTTTTTCCATTTTTTAAGTTTATCGATAACAAGTTTTGGTGATTCTACTTGGTCCCACGCGGGGACCTCCCATTCGACGTCTTCGTCCGCTTCGCGGAAATCATTTTCATTGTCCGACATTATTTTTTTAATTAATAACAACATTATTTTCGTTGCGAGATATATTATCATTTTTCAATCGTCTTGGGTCTTTGATTTCAATGCTACAAATATGACACGTTCCTGCTGAATCATTATCACTCGCAGCAGATAAATGATAACAACAAACAGCGCATGCACAATGTCCACATTCAAACACTGTATCAATTACGTTTTTCTTACACAATTTACATTCGAATAAATTATACAATTGAGTATTATCTGCGTAAACAACGTTTTGAACAAATTGTTCCGTTGTATTGGGACCAGGGGTAAATGATGACACTGTACCGGTAATCATCGATGAACTTGAAAAGGAATCAAAATCACCATTATTATTTTTAAATACTTTACTTTTATCAATTTCGCCTGTTTTTGCTTTTCGAAACAACTCGTCCAAGTTGTCTCTTTGTTGAATAAGAAGATTTACACCGGTTGTTGACATTTTTTATTTATTAAGAATAAATAAATTATTCGTTCGCTACGCGACGCGACGCGACCACCCATAAATGGTTCGTTGTGTAATGTTTTTACGACACATAATTTGTTCGTTAACTACAAAAACAACTTTATTTCATTGGTGATGATTTGTCTACAATAAAAACACTTTGTTGTTTTCGTTTTTGATTTACAATATGCACAAACGCCATGTCCACATTGAAAGATAACGTTAATCGCGTTTTCCAAACAAACGGGACATTGGTAATTTTGTTGAATTTCTTGTTCGTCTTTTACTTTAACGACTTCAACTTCTTTGACAATGTCGCGGTACACTGTTTCTATTTTAGTTTGTTGTTCAAACGCAAAGGGTTCACTTTTAGACTATTTTTGCTAACGGTTCGGGTTCGAACTTCTGTTTGCTCAAATTGAAATAATCTCTCTCGTTGATTTCTTGGTAAGTTGAATTCTCCATAAATTCTATAAATTCTTGGTCATTCATTATGTTTTTTAACTACGTTAATAATAATTACAATAAATAAACGAAAAAAAAATGAAAGAGCTAATAACGGGTACACTTGTGATTATCATTACAATTGTTGTTGTTTTTATCATTTACGCTCTCGCGACAACCGGTGGTCGCCTTTGGCGTGAAAACTTTACCATAAAATCATTTACAAAAGTTGAAAATGACCAATGTGTCGGACATTCACCAGATGAGTATCTTGAAATACCAAAACATTTAAAGGAAAGGTGCAATAACGTAAAGTTTGATATCGAAGACAACCAAAATATGTTTTCTTTTAAAAAGATCTTCAAACACAACGACGAACAATCTAATATGTGTTTAACGGGGTGTTTATATCATTGGAAAGATCGTCAAGCGTATTTATACCGTTTATTAAAAAATGTGTCAAGGGTTTGTAGAGAATTGAACTTAAAATGGGTATTGTACTACGGTGCTTTATTGGGTTATTACAGAAACAAAAAATTAATACCATGGGATCCCGATTTAGACATTCTCATGGATATTTCACAAATTGAACAACTTCGTAAGGTCGCCGAAGGCGACGTAGTATATGAAGACGAATATATTAAATTTTATCTACGTCCAACAGACCAAGATGAAGGGATTGTTAGTGCTATATTTGTAGACAAACAATCAATGTTGTATTGTGATGTATTTACTTATTCTAAAGATGGTAAAGTCGTTAAAATTACCAAAGATCCAGGTGCCGATAATAAAAAATATTTATCTATTCCATATCATAAATTTTTTCCGTTACACGAAGTCTCGATTGCCTCAAGCGATCGAAAAGAAGTGATTCAAGTTTTTGTACCAAATGATATAGAATATAACATAAAAAAAAGATACACTGATTATAAGACAGTACCTTACCGTCTTATTGGAGATGAATTTAAAATAACTTAACATAATTTATTCTCTACGGGTCCGCTGCGCGGACCTCATCAACGATGTGTTTAATCGTATCACTCGTACATACATTAGGTGTTCTTTTAAGATAAATAACATTTTTGAAAATGTCGTCAAATTTACCTGCCCAATCGGATCCCATGACTAAAATATCCGCATTATACTCTTTTAGGTATTTTTCTTTTAAACTGAACGATTCTTCAAGGAAAACATCATTAACACAACGTAATGAAGAAATGATTTCAAGTCTTGCGTTTTGATTATACGTTGGGTAATGTCCCTTTTTTTCATAACTAAACGCATCACTTGATACACCTACAATCAATTTATCCCCGAGTTGGGATGCCCTTTTTAATATTCGTATGTGTCCAATGTGTAATAAATCAAATGTACCAAATGTAATTACGATTGTCATTTTTATTATTATCAATTTAAAATATTTTTTTTAACTTATTAATGACCGCATGCTTACCCGATAATAAAAGTGAAAACTTTTGGTCGGGGTTTAAGTTAAAGGAAGTCACACTAATATCACCAGTATCAACATAAATTACGTGGCTCCCCTTCGGGGAGTCCGGTTTCGCCGTCCCCTTCGGGGAAGAGTATTTAATGTAAAACATTTTGATGATATTGATAAAATATTCAGATGAACGTAAATTAGAATCCTCTTCATTTTCCACCCCCGTTGTGACGGTGTCCGAAGGGGTTCCACGAATGACCCAACAGTCTTTGGATAAAACATTGTACGGTGTATTATTAATTACTCCACCATCTACATACAATTTATTTGACAGTCGGAAAGGCGGTAAGATAAGGGGTATGGCAGTACACATTCTAATCAAGTCAGTGAGATATAATTGGGGGTGGCTTTTATAATTGATATATACAAGTTTTAACGTACTTACACAAAATGAAACAGCAATTAATTCTATTCCGCTCGATATTTCATACAAATCATAAAGTGTAAGGTCATTTTTATAATATTTATTTGTTGACATTGATTTTTCAAATAAATCGTATATTTTTTCACCTTTCATAATAGAATGAGATTCGCCAAAAATCCCTCTAATGTTAATATCTTTCAAGTCTTTAAAGTCATAATCAAATAACATTTGAATAAGTTCAGATAAATCTTGACCCAAAATTAAACAAATTGCAATAAAAACACCAATACTTGTTGCGGATACTTTTTTTAATTTTGTGAGCATTTTTCGTTTTTGTAATTCATAAACAGCGGATAAATAAGCCAATCCACGTATTCCACCGCCGCTAATACATAATTCGTGTATCATTGTTCTATTTAGAACCTTTTTTTTTATTTCCCTTTATTTTTATTTTACCATTTTTTACGACAAGTGTATCACCGGGACCTGCTTTTCTTCGAGTCCGTTTCACGGACCGGGGTAAAACCCTCCGGGGAGTCTTTGTTTTGGTCTTCTTTCTCCGTTTTGTCTTAGTCTTGGTCATGGATTTTTTTTTTGATTGTCCATATCCTCCCATCCATGCACGTTGTCCCAAAAATTCAGGGTATTTATAACTACCATAATCTGTGTTTTGATAAGCGTACAATTCCAAGGGTTGACCAATTCGTGTATATCCACTTGATGCTGTTTCGTCTCCTCCGGAGACGAATTGTGTGTTATAAGGTCTTTGCATTTGTTTACCTTTGGCGACCCATGGGTTATGTGGCGCAGATGCACCGAAGCGACTCCGCAATAACGGCGGACGAGTACCACTCACGGGAACAACATTTTTATTGGATAAGAAACCGGTAGGGTTATTATTTTTACGTACTTTAAGTTGTTTATTTGGACTTACTCTGTACCCCCGGAGGGGTCCGCCGCTCCCTTGGAGCGGTGTACAAGGAGGTAAGTATTGTTTTCCAGTTAAATAATTTAATGTATTTGCACCAGGATTTTTGTACATTAAATAAGGGTCTTCATAAGCAACTCTGTTTGGTCCGCTGTGAAGTGGTCCAAAACTTGACCCTGAGGATTGAAAATTCAAGTGACTTGCACGGGAAATTGCTTTTGATTTAGAGCGATATGTTCTTGCTTTTTTTACATCTTTGGCACTTGGATAAGTTTGGTAAGGATTCCATTTATTTACGTACAAGTCTTTATTCGCATAAGAATTATAACTGGGTTTCCAATTTCTTAAATGATGTGGGCGGAATTCGTACAAAGGATTTCTCTGTCCGTACGATGAATTGTAGGCTTGATTTACAAATGGTCCAAAGTCCTCAAAGTTTTCTCGGGGCGCCGAAGGCGTACCGTATGGTTCGTAAGCCTGGTTAACAAAGGGTCCGTAGCGACCGAAGGACGAACTCAATCGCGGCGTTTTCATTCGCCGTCCGTTTGAATATCCTTTTAAACTTGCATTGTCGCGATTACCATAAGGTCTTGGTAATATTCCCGAAATACGTGCCCCAGTATATGGTGAATAACTTTTTGTAAATACGTTCCCCCCATCGAAATCGTAAATACTACGGGGTACATTTTGAAAACCATTTCTTCCTCGGGCGTTATAATAACTGTCTCTTGAAGTTTTCACTAAGTCGCCTTGCGATGGTCGCCTTCGGCGCCCGAATGCCGTGTACCCCCGGAGGGGTGTACCCCCGAAGGGGTCCGCCGATTTTCGGTGTCCGCCGCCCCTACGGGGCGGTGTGTACCCCCGGAGGGGCGGTGTGCGAATTGGAAATGGTGGTGCGGAACGATCTTCGAATAACCATCTCGCTGATTCTTTACACCCAATAGCATTCCCCCCTCTATTATTACCAGCAGTTGAGCTAAACGCACCCCAAGTCCCAGGTTGTGGGATATAATCCATATCTCCTTTGGGTCGTCTAGTGCCTGATGGTTTGGTGTTTATTCCACGACCGAATGAATTTTTTCTTTTTGTCGCGGAGGGCTTCGCCTTATATTTTTCATACAGGTCTTCAATGTACATATTTGGTAAATGTTTATTATTTTTAAAAATAGCAGGTATGGGTAAATTCTTTCGTGTTCTCTTTGTGTGCAATGGAATATTCTTGGAATTTGTAAATTTTTTTTTTAAGTTTTTACAGTGTTTACACCAGTCTTCTAATTTAAATGTATAATTTTTATCCCTTAACCAACTTGTGAATTTTTTATCGTACTTTTTCATCGCACTTTATAAGGATAAAAGATTTTAAATTTGCGCTTAATTGTGAAAGAAATTTTAATTCGTTATTAACAAAACAATAAAACAATAAAACAATGACAAAAATTGAAGAACTACCAAGCGTGCCACAAGCACCACCCACTATCCCACCACCACAACAATCGGCGCCTGCGGCGCCGGCACAAAAAGATGCAGGTATTTCGACATTAGAACTAAAAGAACTAACCGATTATTTAAATATCGCAATTGAGAGAAAGGTATTTACCAAAGAAGAAATTGTGAAAGTATTTCCGATTTGGGAAAAGGTTTCAACATTTTGTGATAGAATTGAGCGAAAATTAAAAGTTGAAAACTTATACAAAGAAGCTTCGGGACCTTCGGAACCCGAAAAAGTGTCCGTAGAATGAGCAATAAACACGCTTTATTAAATGCAAAAAAGATAAGAAAGATCCAAGAAATCCATAAAGAAAAAACATTTCAAAAATTAGTAAAGACACATTTACAATCACTATTTGAACATTTACGTTCAAACAAAGGTAATCAATTTTATTTTTACACTGTTCAACATTTCATTGCCGGGTATCCTATTTTAAATGAAGAACAAGTCGATAAAATAACAAACGAAATCATTCAAAGAGTAAAAAAAGCAAACAAAGCATTAAAAATAATGAAATTGAAACACAATTTGATATTAATCACATGGGAAATTCACGAACGAAATGAAGAAACAACATACATCAACGAATTAGTAAACAGTATATCGATACAAATTAAAGAATGTATTACACAATCAGAAAACCATTTAAAATTTGTTCTCCCGGACAATTTTCGATTTCCAAAGGAATGTATTGCCACCAGGGTTAAAAAGATATTGGTTCAAAACGGATACAAGGTATTTGATGGTGGACTGCACGATGTTTTGTATATCAATTGGTAGGGTGTGAAATCCCGCATGGAATTTAATTTTCATAGTTTTAGTTTCACACCGCCCCTTACGGGGCGGCGGAACTTTTAGACTATTTTTGCTAACGGTTAAATAAAAGTGAAAAACGAGTGAAACCGGAGGTTCCGCCGCTATGCGGTGTAATTATTTTATTTACAATAATTAAAAAAAAACAATGGCAACAACAGAACTAGATAATTCGACTTGTGTTTTTATTGGATTTTTTGTAATTATATTTCTTATTCTTATTGTTGCGATTGTGTTTACATGTACGCCGCAATTAGAATGTTTTACAAATACAATGAAAAACAAAATGATGGGTGGAAAACATTATAATCAAATGAGTGACACGTCAGATATTCAAACTACTGTAATGAATGGTCACGGTCCAGCATTAGTTGCTGTTTTAGCAGATTGGTGTGGACATTGCAAGATGTTAAAAGATTCAGGTACATTGTTGGAAATTTCCAAGAAATTTCCGGTGCATGTCGTAAAGGATTCTCATCCACAAGCAGCCGCACTAATGAAAAGTCTGGAATCTGGTGGTTTTCCAACACTTGCGGTTTATTATCAAGGGGATCTCAAAAAATACGAAGGGGGTCGTGATCCCCATTCCATAATGGAAACAATGAGTAAATTATAATGGCTTTGTTCCCAATCGAGCATTAAAGCGATCAAGCGCAATTTTGTATTCACTTCCCGAATCTGGTCGATACAATAATTCATTGTGTTGATAAAACATATCTGAAAGATACGGATATGGACTTTCTGAACTTGCTTGATATGCTTGATGTGGTATAATACTCATATTTTGTTCAAGTAAATATTTTATAGTTGGAAGATGTCTACGTCTCTTGGGAGCCGCGCTTCGCGCGGCGGATACAAGAGCGGTATCTAAATAGCGTTTTTTCGAACCCCCTGTTGTGGTGGTTTCTTCAATGAAATTGTCGTGAAGGTATTTAAGGATTTTTACGTTATCTTTTTGTCCAGCAAGATCGAATAATTCAATTCTTTGTTCTTCGTTTAGGTTTATTCCAATTTCAACAATAAAAAGATAATATACGTTTTGTAATAATTTTATATTTTGTTTTTCGATGACAAATCGAAATACATCCATTACAAGACTTTCATCACTTTCATTTTTTAAATTATATTTGAACATAAACTCAATCACTGTTTCAAGTAAACGTATTGATTTTTCTTTTAACGCGAGTTTGATAAATTTATCAATTCTCGGTGTATTATTTCGGTTTATCTTTCGTTGAATATAATCTTTGATTAAAATGTTGATAACCTTTATACTAAAATTTTTAGTACCTTCATTGTTGTAAATTATTTCATTCATAAAATGTTCTTCATTTCTCATGATAAACCCATCAGAACTGTGTTTAAGCAATAATTCTAGTATTTTGATTAAAGAATCTTCACCTTGTTTCATTAATTCAAGAAAGTTTTCTAATAAATCAACATCTGGAACATATCCGAAATTATCAATAAAGTATTTAAACACTTCAATATGTTCTAATTTGATTTGATAATCTAAAAAATGGAACATCCAGTGTTCAATGTTTTGTTCTTGAGCGTCTTCGTGAACCAATTCAGTAGTAATATAATCAATAATCGGGATATTTATTTTTAACATTGCGGGTATGATAAAGTCATCGTATACTTCTAAACTATTTTCGTTATTTGACAATTCAATATGAGTGACAATGATAAGAGTAATGATATTACCATATATATCGGGTTCGTGAATACTATTTAACTTGTTCCATTCTGTTAAAAGTCCGTTTAATAATTGTTTTGAATAATAATCATTTGATTCTGCTTGATTTTGTTTTAAACGATTAACATATCTCTCTAGCAATAATAACACACCAGAACTTTCTATCATTTCTAACAATTGACGTAGAAAATAAATAGAATATTTAGAATGTTTTCCAAATATAAGGTTTGAACAAGCCTCAAATATATTCAATGCAAGTAATAACATAAAATCATCATTAAAGCGATTTGTTGAAGTTGTTGATACAAGTGTGTTTATATTACCTAAAATTCTGTTAATGTCTTCCAATTCTTCTGTTTTCGCAAGAATGGTAATGATATCGGGTAATATTTTTAAGTCTAATATTTTATAAGCATATCTTATTTTACTTATATCAGTTTCAAATAAAGACAATTGAATAAAAAGTATATATATTTTTTTAGACAATTCAATTGTACTTTTCCCGATGCGATCAGACCCGGATTCGTTTAAAACAACTCGGATATCATCAATCTTTTTATTCCAAATATTTTCGTACGATACGTAATCGTTATTTTCTATTGATTGTAGCAAACGATTGTCCATTTTTATTTATTTTAAAGATTTAAAATCTTCGTAATAATTAATAAAATAAGAATGGAACACCGACAGTTTAAAGAGTACGATAAACATACAAAAAAATGTGTATCGAATCTAAGTAAGATGCCAGTACAAACAATCCATACAGAATTAAATCAATTAAATAGAAGAAGAGATATATATCCAAATGAAAAGGAATACATTAAAAATTTATTGTATGGTAAACTTTCAAAGTATAAAAAGAATAAATTACGGAGTCATTTTGGACAAACACCGGTCGCGGTAGCGACACCTGCCGTGACAGTCCCAGTTCCTACGGTATCGTTAGCAGCGCCTGCTACATCATTGGCACCCGCTACATCATTGGCACCCGCTACATCATTGGCACCCGCTACATCATTGGCACCCGCTACATCATTGGCACCTACTACATCATTGGCACCCGCTACATCGTTGGCACCCACTACATCATTGGCACCCGCTACATCGTTGGCACCTACGGCAACAACAATGACGACGACAGCGGCGCCTACGGCGGCAATTGTGGGAAACCAAGACTTTAATCAAATCGCAAGTGCGGTTCAGGGGTTAGAACAAGCTGCAAGTCAGTTGATCAATACCGCAGCAACACAAGGGTTGACGGGTTAGTTAATACTCCTCATCATAATTAAAAATAGGCAAATGTTGAAATTTATTTTGTATGTATTTATTTAAACTTTTTGGTGCATAGAATATATTAATGGTGTCGTTACGTTCACGTTTTATTTTTCTTTCAATTTGCTCCACCATTGTTAAAAGAAACCGATTGTAAATATTTTGATAATTTTCTCGTGTTGAAGTTATCATATGAGTTAATTGTGCGACAAAATAAAAAACAAACATATTATTCCAAGTAAAGTCCATTAAATTAAAATCATAACCGTGGAAAAATTTTAAATACGTATCTAATTCTGTGTTATTTTCTTTTACCAATGCAAAAGGTACACCTTTTTCACCAAACCCAAACGCCTCGCCGATTTGATGAAGGGGGTCAAGTATATAATGTTCAACATGTTCACTATTTTCTCGTTTCTTGTGAAATAAAATATAAGCAATTAGTTCAATAAGGTATGTTTTAACGGTCATTTTGGTAGTATCACTTGGATTAAAGTCAGTTAATGGATCGTGATAAGTTGGACTTTCTAAGGTGAGATTTAAAAAATTTTGCACATTAAATTCTAGAGGAGGACCTTTTTCTCTAACCCTTGTAAAAACATGCCGTTTATCGTTGTAATCTTGTTGAAGATAATTAAGGTAGTCACCAAATTTATGATTAATAAAACCAACCAATTCTTCAGGAAATCCTTTAAATAAATCATAACCACCATAAAACATATCAACGTTTAAGATAGGTACAGTGACTGTATTGATAAAATCTTCGCCCTCAAGACCGTGTTTGCTAAGAATAACTAGAATATCATCATTATACCTATCTGCATCCGGGAATGGTGGTTTATTCGTAAATATACGCAATTTTGAATTATGAAAACATTCTTGTCTCATATATTCGGTAACAACTAGATCAAGTACTTTCCGATTAGAAATAAGATGAAGGTTCTTTAATTGTTGTTCACACCAATTTGACATTTTATGTTTTATTTTATTATTATAAATATTTTTAATTTTGAAAAAAGCGGCTTTTCACCCGCCCCTTCGGGGCTTCCTTCGGGGCTTCCTTCGGGGCTTCCTTCGGGGCTTCCTTCGGGGCTTCCTTCGGGATATAGTTGAATGATTCTAAATTCAATTTTGTTTTTTCTTGGATCCTTTGTGTGGTCGCCTTCGTCGGATTCTCCGTGTGAATCCCCGAAGGGGTCCGCCGTCCTGTAGGGGCGGTGTGTAACCGAAGGTTCCACCGATTCTCGGTGTGTAAATAAAAGATAATCATACAATATGCATCGGAAACATCGTGTTTTCGTTCACTGTCTTTAAAGTCAGGAAACATTTTCAATGCATTTTCTGCATACAGTGTGACAAATTCTTTACGTCGTTCGTAATTATGATGTGTGATGTCGAAATATTTGTGCACCGAGTTTGGTGAAATCATTTTAACTTTATCCCGATATTGGAATACAAGTAGTTCCTGTATCGAAATAAATCCACACGGGGGTTGTCGTTCAATTAAAATAACATCCGCCATATTCAAGTATTTTTGATAACCCTGAATAAAATGAGAAACGTAATCGGACATACATAAATTATGATACAACCCACAATTCTTAATCGCACAGTATTGACACAATGCTTTAATATCTACTTTTTTACACAAATTTATATTGTTTAAATATCCACCAACAATTCCTAAATTATTTAAACCGATATCAATACTTATAATATACATTTTTATTAAATTAAAGACTTTATTCTTTAATTTAATAAACACAGATGAATTGTCATTGTAACAAACCTTCGCTTGTCATTACAGATTTATCTAATAATGATAAGATTTATAAATGTGAAGAATGTATATGTGATTTTCGTAAAGTCGTGAAACCGAAGGGACCGCTCATTCAAAAAAATTTGTTTATTCATCAACGTGCGTCCAAAACACGGACGGCTTTGCCACGGTCCCCGGACCCCTTCGGGGGTAGACCATTTGAAGAATTAAAAACAAACATTTTATTATTTGAATCAAACCCTTTATTAACAAAGTTTCAAGAAATTGAATTTCAATTACAATCACAAGGGATACCCATTTTTAATCATAAAAAAGAAACAATGATAGAATTCATTCAAAGAATAAAAAAAATATTTGACTAAAAATACCTGAAACGAAAAGAAACATTAAATAAACTCAAACAAACTCACAAATACATTATTAATTTATTTAGACGATGCGTTAAAAAAAGTTTCAAGTTTAGAAAACTCTGAATTCGAATACATAAGAAGACAAGTAGATATACAAAATTGAAAATAATTCGTATTACTAAAAAGTAAACATCCAGAATAATTAAATTAATTAAATTCGTTAAATACAGTCCATTTAGGGGACCGCGGTTTTTTATTATTTATTCTACGCTTTTGCTTTTCATCGGCTCCCCGTAGGGGAGCCTTCTCAGGGTGATAAAGTGTGGATAAAGGTCTTCTTTCACCACCGGTGCAACAAAAATTTACATCCCACATCATTTCAATAAAGTCGTTTATATTATCTGGATCATCCACGTGAAGCGATGATGGACCACTTCCACCACGATTTTCAAATTTTCTTGATTCGCTTTTTATCTTTTCTTCCAGTTTTGGTTTGACTGTTCCTTCATCGTGCAAGTATTCCCTAGTATAATAATAATGTTCGCATATCCATTTTGCTAGGTCATCGGATATGTGAAAGAGATCGCGAATTTGGTCATCACTGTTTCCGCCGTGACCAAGTGATTCAATCATATGTTGTCTCGCTTCGCTTGCGCTTGTACTCGTTGCATCCCAAGAATCGGTTGAATCGGTTGAATCAGTCGCAACAGAATCAATAATTTCCTGAAACATCGGAAACGGTGGTTCTGGGTCTTGGGTAAAATATGCATCAG